GTTCGAGTCAGTGTGTTGCTCTGAGAAATAGTGCCTGGCGTGCCATTGGCTTGCAATGCCACAGTTTTGGTCCCTGTGGTTGGAGATCCCACAGCCGTCAGATACGAATGAGTAACGTTGGCAAAAGTTATCAGGCCAGTGTTGCTAGTAGTGTCGCCCCAGGTCCAGTTGAAGATATTTCCTGTAAAGGCCACGTTGGGCGAAGTTTGGTTTTGAAAATTAAACAAACCACGATCGCGTCCGTTGTAGTCTGTGTATAGATATCCAACCTGTGCATTGGCTGTGAATCCTGTGGCATCAGTTTGTGTGTTACTAGTTCCTATGAAACCAGCTCTAACTTCTGGCTCAATAGAAATAGTTACGTTGCTGGACTTGAATGGGCTGGTACTGTAGCCGGTGTACAACCAAAGATTCGCCACACGGTTCACCGTGGTTGCAGCATTTTGTTGCACCGAGGTAAGTGCAAAAGTGTGTGTAATGTTGGCCGCACCGGGATTCCCGGCCAGTCCAGTTTGAATATTAATATTGCTGTTGGCTGTGCTGTCGCCCCATTGGAAGTTATACAATTGCTGGGCGCCAAAGCTGGCTGTGTTTCCAGGACTGCCCGGAGTGTCGTTACGGAAACTTACTACTCCGCCAGCGGTAGACAGGTAGTTAATGGTTGTTGCCACGTTGGCAGTGACTGCAGGACTTTGTTCTGTGAATATCTTAACGTTGGTTGCCGCGGATGTCACACTGTATGGTGGAGCATTACCGGCTGTTTGATTTGTGCCTGTTAATGTGATACTGCGAAGAGCATCGGTATTGGCAGAATTGATATACACATGACTATTGGTAACAAAAGCATTTCCAGGGTTAACAATATTGCCATCGCCGTAGTTGATCGAATAAGATGTGGCATACAGACTGGTATTTGTCAATGTTACACTACTGCCAGTGTCTAACGTTGTTGGACTTGTGGTGAACGACGGTATTGGCAGGGGTGTAAACAAAGTAATATAATTGGTGTTGGTCGATGTTGCTGTTGATCCCTTGGCTCCAGCCGCAGCATTTCCACTATAGGTTCCATTAGTGTTGTAGGCTGTATAAACAACTGTAAATTGTCCGCCAAGCACATTACTGTAAGTGTGTGTAGGATTGGCAGATGTACTGGTTGTGCCATCACCAAAATTCCAAAGATAGTTGGTAGGATTACCAATGTAATATCCGGTAAATGCCACACTCAATGGACTGGGTCCAGATGTCACGTTGGCGGAGATATAAACATTGCCCACATAGGTATTTCCGGCAATGTTCAAGGCCACTTGGTTTAGATCATCCAGGCCGTCGGTCACAAATGTAGCGGTGGTCCATCCAGGATAGGCCACGTTGGTAGTCAAACTGCCATCAGTGGGTGTTCCTAACGGAATTACATTGCCAGACACATTGCCAGCAACATTGCCTATTGTTTGATCTACATAAAATTTGGTTGTGGCATCTGCGTTAGCCACTGGTTCTGCCAGGTTGTTGATGTTGACGTTGCCGGCACTGATGTTGCCAATGTTGGAAATTGTCACATTTCCCACAGTAAGAACTCCGACTATTTCAAGTGCAGATGCAGGGCTATCAGTGTTGATACCAATTTGACTATTGGCAATGTCAATATAAAGAGTCGGAGTAGCGTTTGCTGTATTAACAATGGACAAATCAATGCCGTCTCTTTCAAGAATGCTTGATAATATCTGCCCTTTTACATAATTGACTGCCATAGATTATCCCTGTATCGGGTATTTAGCTGATTAGCTTGAGGTGTGAATCACGTTGATCGGCACAGTATTAGGTGGTGCTGATATAAATGTAATGTCGTATCCGCCGTTGACAGTGTAAGCCGTGGCCGGCTCTTGGTAAATTGATCCCACAAACACTATCACCTGAGTTGCTGTGCTTTCTGCTACGCTCATTGTGAATACTGTTGTGCTACCGTCACCAACAAAATTGTCCACGGTGTATTCAACATCGCCTGAACTCAGAGCCACATATTGGGTGCCGTTAAAAAATTCAACAAATCCAGACGAATCAGTATTGTAACGTATGAGTCCAAATGCTGGGTTAGTTGGGCGCTGGCTGCTGTCACCTGTGGGGAGTACCACGCCCGAACTGCCGCTTTGCAAGCGACGATTTTTTACAAAATATCCCATTAAATTGTAGTAAACGAAGTGACCGCGGTCACTGTGTTAGCTGTGGCTATTACCTGTACAAAGTCCCCAGCACCTAACAATAATTTTTCTCCAGCGGCATAAAGTTGGTAGGTGTCTCCGCTGGCAAGTGGCAATGCATATAAAATTTGATTGTTGGTTGTTGCGGAGCCACTGCTGGGCACTACAAACACGTTGGCAGTTACATTAGCTGGGCCCCAGTTGTTCAAACTGAGCCAGGTAATAGCAGTATTTCCGCCGCTGGTATAAACTGTATTACCAACTACTATGTTGCTGATTACTTGTGTTGTTATTGTCATTTTTGTTCCTTAAAATATAATTCCGTAAACAATGGCTTTGCCTTTGCTTACCAGTTCATCGTTGGCACTGGTTGAGGTAAAATACAATCCAGTGCCGCCGCCACCGATCACATTGCTGTAAACAGCCACAGCATTGGCCACATTGGCCGGAGTAGCAGTGTTGGCAAAGGCCTGAAATCCTGACAAAAACAACCGATTAGTTGCTGTGTTAAAAGTTAAGTTGGCTGAGCCACCAAAACTACTGTTGTCATTGAATTGAAGTTGTGTATTTGCACCGCCGGCGGTAGCCGATCCGATGGCAATGTTGGCGTAACTAGCAATTGGTGCACCAGCACTGTTAACGTTGCCACTAATTTGCCAAACATTAGAAATTGTATCAAATCTCAAGCCGGCAAATGTTGTGGGTCCGGTCTGCATCAACAACCCACCATCAGTGATAGCGCCGGTGTTGTTGGCCGCTACTGTAGTAAATGCTGCCACTGTTGTTGCTGGTACTGTGTAGGTCACATTACCGGTGAACACTGTTTGAGCGTTGACCGTGAAAATACCGTCGCCATCGTTGCAGGTAAGTGTATAATCGCCGTTGACAGTTTTGTAGCTTGTAGTCATTTACAGATCCTTTTGATTATTTATGCGGTCTGTAAAGGTGTCAAGATCAAGATGCTCTAAATTTCTAACTGAATCAAATTGGTCAATATGTGCAGTTGTAGGGCCGGCAACCCGCACAAATTGGCAATGCTTATAATCTTTCATGATTTTTAACAGTTGTTTGATCCAGTTTCCAGCAAAAGTAGGTGTTGCACCTACTGGTTTGTAAAATTCTGTGCCAGCATATAGATTATTAACAGTTTTGTTCTCGCTTGGGCCCATGTCAAATCCCAACAAATATATTTGTCTGTTTTCGTCTATTGCTGCTAACGCTGTTGCCACAGGACCGGAACTATAACCAAAATACGGTTTAGGAATTTCACAGGCACCTAATTTGGCTATGGGTCTGCGAGTGTGAAATCTGTGTTGAGCACTGTAGCCTGATTCTTGAATCTGTGTGGCTATAGGACGATCTGTAGCTACCAACACATCCGGCGTGTATTCTCTGTGCAGGGCATTACATCCGTAAATTTTTCCGTACTGATTTAATATTGTTAAATCAATATCACGTCGGCTGGTGCCGTTGCCAAGTACAAATGCTCGAGTCATAAAAAAATCCCCACAGTACTTATTGTGGGGATTTTAGAGGTGTTACAAAAATTACGATGTGAAATTTTCTACAATACCAAGACTCAATGTACCACCAGCATTTTGCTCACTGCCGTTGGCGCCCCAAGTGGCTGTTTCTGCACCAGATTTGACTACCGTGCCTTCATCGGTGAAGAAGTTGGCATCAAGTGCCACGTTGTTAACAACCTGGTCTGCATTCCAAACATCGCCGGTATCAGCATTGCCACCAGTTTCACCGCCGTCAAAATTCTGCAAGAACTTGTTGGTCAATTTACTGATTGCTATCTCGGTTGAGTCAGCTGCACCAGAGAAATAACTAATGCTCATGTTGCCCGCGGTAGGTGATAAATCGCTGGTCAACACACATGTTCCAACAGCGTTTACACGACCTGTACCGGTGTTAGCAAGAGCAGCGGTGGCTGTGAAGATTGTGCCAATCTGTGCGTTAGGAGCACCGTAGCTGGCCCAGTCTGTGTCGCCTACTATAGTGATACGGTATGCCAAGCCAGATACCAATGCTGTTCTGGAAGTTGTGTCAGCTACCATAAACTTGTGTGAACCTTTTTGGCGTATGATAACACCATCTGCTTCAGCAAACCCTGTGATAAACACACGACATTTCACAATTGGATATGTTGTACTTACTGCTGTGCCGCGTGTGCCGCCAACTACACCAAGAAACAGTGGATTGGTACCACCAGTTGGATATACCACAGTGGCCACATCCATTGAGGTTGGTGCTGCGAATGGAGGATATGCCTGATCTATTGGTGTAGATGTAGATGTATTATATTTTTGAATCTTAAGTGGACGTCCCATTTTGTTTTCTCCTTAAAGAAGCCCGATGTGGGTTCTAGCCACTACGCAGGGGGTAAAGCCTGCATAAAACGCCTGATTGCGTTGACAAGTATTTATCCAATAACAAATATTTTGCCTGTTGTGGGCTAGATTAAATATGATCATGAACACAGAACAGTTAATAGACCAGGGCAATCAAGCTCGTGAAAAAAACGACCCTGAACTAGCATTACGATACTATGCTCAGGCACTGACTGAAGATCGCAATTCAGCATCAGCTTTTAATAATTATGGAAACGTATTACGCGAATCGGGTGATCCTGTAGGAGCTATTCCATTTTTACAGCGAAGCATACAGCTGGCGCCAGCTCACCCAACAGCACAGTTTAATTTGGCCGTGGCGTATCTGTTGGCTGGAGATTACACTCGTGGTTGGCCACAGTATGAGACACGCTGGAACTATGAACATCTTGCTGGTACATTGCCCAAGTTTGATCAACCACGCTGGACTGGACAGGATATCCGAGACAAAACTGTGCTGGTCATAGGTGAGCAGGGCCACGGTGACAGCATACAATTCGTAAGATTTCTGTCAGACATTACAGCTCGCGGTGCTCGCGCTGTATTGGTCACTGATCCTGCATTGATACCAGTGTTTATAGCGCCCGACGTCAACAACATTGTTGCGTTTGGTGAGCCGTTGCCAGCATTTGATTATTGGACTCCTATTATGAGTATACCCAATCTTGTTGGGTCAACCGTTGAAAATCTTGCTAGTGTGCAATATTATTTGACTGCCGATGCCAAACTGCAACAGGCATGGCAACAAAAACTAGGACCAAAAACTCGATTGCGTGTGGGCTTTTGTTGGTCCGGTCGTAGAGATACCTGGATTAATCGACATAAGGCTATGCCGTTTGAAACCATGCTGGAGTTAATCCGACGTAATCCTGGATATGAATGGGTTAACTTACAGGTCGATTGTACTGAGGAAGAAGAAGCCGAATTGGTGGCAACTGGTGTGCGAGCTTATCCGGGTAGCATACGAACATTTGCTGACTCGGCAGCGTTGATCATGCATATGGATGTGGTCCTGGCTGTGGATACCGCAGTAGCACACCTGGCAGGATCATTGGGTCGTCCTGTTTGGGTTATGCTTAGTCAATACGCACTAGACTGGCGTTGGTTACTGAATCGTGATAGCAGTCCATGGTACACCACCGCTACATTATTTCGCCAACCTCAAATGGGTGATTGGGCCAGTGTCACAGAAAAAATACACAAATTCTTAAGCTGGTATAAAATCTAAGACCGGTAGTTTTTACAGTTGATGCTGTGCCAGCGAGCGTATTAGGGTTTTTGTTGACAAGCAGGACCATGCCCGTATTGCTTGAAGTTTGATTGCCTCATAGTTTTACTGCACATTTCACAGGTCAACATTACTTTGTTTTTTTCTTTGGTTTCTCTTATTTTTTGTTTCTGTGCTTCTGTCATTGGGATATTTTTATTATACGCTGTCAGTTGCTGTGCTTTTTTAGCGGCACTAATATTAGCCGCTCTTTCTTCTGTACATCCTTTACCAAACATTGGATTGTTTACTCCAGCTTTTAATTTAGACATTAGTTCTCTGTATTCTTTGCCACGTGGAGGTTTTTTCTTGCCAAGATTGCCTTGTCTAATTTTTTCTTTATGCTCCTCTGTTTTGGGCTTGTCTTTGTGCGTAGCACTAATTGTTTTAGCTCCAGCTTCTGTAAGTATTTTTTTGCCAGCAACATTACCATTCATCCATCGATCTTGTCGTTCTAATACACGACTACGAGTCAATACTCTTGTTTCCCAGTTAGCCATAGCTTCTACTGACTCAAATGTTTTTCGTATTTCATATTCGAACGCATCTTTACCGTGTTCTTCGATAAGGTTGTTTATGTTTTCGCTACTTGTAGTATAATGATTCCAAAAGTCTTCAGCAGGTGTTCTATTAAATTTTGTGTAGTTTTGGCATCTGCTACCGTAGTACACTTTGCCAGTGGGTTTAAACTTAACAAGATATGTGTAAGGTTTGATTTCGTTTATCAGTTTCATAATAGTATTTAGTCCTGCACCGCAACTTCACCTATTATGTTTGTCAACAAAAAAGCGCCTTGCGGCGCTTTTCTGCTTCTTCCCATCCCTGGGTTGAATAAAACAAACAATCTCTGATTAGGAGAATGACAAGTTTTGAACGGCAATCTCGCCCACGTAGTCGGCAGCATTACCAAAACTCGATGCGGTGTTTGTCAATTCGACAAATCCGTAGCGAGTCATGAAACTAACTACTGGTTCGAATGTTGATGGATCTAATACAACGCCACTGCTCATCAACGGAATGTATGGGCAATAGAACGCTGCGGCATCAGCTTCGCTTGTACCCTTGTAGCCAACCAATACACTAGCTGTATCAGCTGCATAAGAGTTTACAAACACACGCATTGCACCGTTCAATGTACCAACAAACTTGGTGTTTGTAGGTGCTTCAAATGTGCCTTCTGTTGTGCGAGCAAAAGCGGAAGTTGTTGCAGACTGCAATACTGTCAAGCTAGCTGGACTTACTACAGCCCAGTTACCAGCGCCACGACGTGTACGCTGAGCGATCAAGTTAGCAACGCGGTTGATCAACACTGCCAAAGCGGCATGCTCA